GAACTCAAGACCCGCATTCAGGTAAAGCCGGTCGATTCCGTTGACAAGGGCGAACAACTACAGCATATTGCGGATAACGCTGCCGCCATTCCGACTTGGATTGGCTCCTATCAGGCACACACCAAGACTGCCCTGCTGGTCAGCGCCGGTCCCACGTTGCCGTCCTTCTTGGAGGACATCAGGGCCAAGCAGGCTGCCGGTGCTGTGATCTTCGCGGTCAAGCATTCGCTGCCAGTCCTCAAGGCGGCCGGCATTACGCCAGACTGGACGGTGATCTTAGACCCGCGTCCCGTCGACGGCAAGTCTACGCATGGCGTGGTCCGCACTGACCTGTTCAAGGACGTGGGGCCGGAGGACAAGTTCCTCTTTGCGACCATGACGCATCCCTCGGTGCGCAAGGTCCTCGAAGAGAAGGGCGCCCAGATCTTTGGCTGGCACGCCCACACGCAGGCCACGCTCGCAGCCAAGCCGGCATCCTTTGATACGGGCATGGTTGTGGCGGGCGGCACCTGCTCGGCGACCCGGATTCCTATGCTGGCTTTTGTGATGGGGTTCCGCCGCTTCGAGTTCTACGGCTACGACTTCTTCTACCCGGAGGACACCGACAAGGACACCGTGAAGCAGTCGCTGATGCGGGTCAACTTGGGCGCCGATCAGAAGTCCTACCTGACGACCGGCGAACTGGTGGCTGCGATGCAGGATTTGGGACAGTGGAACCGCTGGCTGGTCGAGAACCGCATCAACGTAACGTTCCACGGTGAGGGCGCTGGCGCTGCCATCTGGGAACAGACAGTCAACAACTACAAGGCGCCGACGGAGTATCCCTTTTAACGGAACTTCTTCGCAATCTTGGCGGCGCCGGCAGGCTGCTGTGAAAACTGCTTGCCAGCCTTCGTCGCCTTCCGCTTCGCCGCACTACTCGCCGCATAAGTGGCAGCCGGCATAGCCTTGATGGCAGCCTCGGGCAGATACCGTTCGCCAGTAGCTTGCGGTCCCTGCGTCGAGGGCTTGCCAGACTTGGTGCGCCACTTCTGCTTATGCCAATCAACTAGCGATTTTTGTGTCGGCTTCAATGACATTGCCGTAACTTCCTCGCGTTTCAAGATACTCTGCTGCACGCCGCAGGACAGTCGGATTATCACGCAGCAATCCTAGAGCACGATTGCAAGTCTTACATAGGATGCCCCGAAAGTCGCCAGTCTGGTGGTTGTGGTCGATTGCGCTGTCCATCTGAGAGATAGGATCGCAGCAAATCAAACACTTGCCGCCTTGAGTTTCATATGCAGTAACAAACTCTGCCGGCGAAATACCTCGTCGCGCACAGCGTTTCGCTAGTGTCCACGGATCACGACCTCTGTAATCCTTAACTTTGTCTTCGTTATCAAGGCACCACTTCTTGTGATCCGCGTAATGGCAAGACTTGCACCACGACTTGAGCAGATGCTTCATGGTGCCGCCACGCGAACGAAATTCAGTCTTCGGCTTGACAGCGTCACACCGAGTGCAGCGTTTGGTATCGGACTCCACTAGTCTTTCCAGCCGCTCTTAATCACGGTAACCGCCGCCTTTAGCCTTATACTCTTTGGCAAGCATGCCCGCTTTGCGGGCGCTCCACTGACCCGGCCTGCCGCCCTTGTCCCCCGCTTTGATGCGTTCGAACAAGGACTTACGCATGCCGGGCTTCGTGTAGACGCCCGCTTCGTTCACCCGACTTTCGGGCTTCTTGGCCATTAGCCAGCCATCAGGCAGCGACCAGCCTTACGGCATGCCGCCGGGTTCGGGCACTGCGCGCACGGCACCTTGCCGCCCTTCTGCATCTTGACCGCCTTACCGGCAGCAACCTTGCCGCCGGTCTTCTTCTTCATCGGGCCCTGCGTAACCTGCTTGCCCATGTTCGAACGCATCATCACTTGCACCCCTTACCGATCATGCCGCCCTTGGCCTTCTTCACCACGCCACCCTTCTTCATCGCGGGAGCCTTGGCCTTGACCATGCCGCCCTTCTTCATGGCGCTGCCCATGCGACGAGCCTCTTCGGCAGTCGGGGCACGCTGATAGTCGCGGCGCTCCTCCGGCGTCATACCCTCGCGGGCCTGACGAAGCTGCTCCGGCGTCATCATCGGCAGACCCTTCGGCCCGCCTTCCATGATCCGGCGCTTACCGGGCGACCGCACCGGGCCACCCTCTTGATACATCATACCCTTCTTCATCATACCAGGCATTACTTCTTTCCCTTCTTAATCATGCCGCCCTTCTTGAAAGCGGGCATAGGCTTACCGGACGGCTTCGCCTTAGACTTGGGCTTGGCGACAATGCCGCCCTTCATCATCTTCTTCGGAGCGGACTTTACCATACCGCCCGCCTTCTTAGCAACCGGCTTCGGCTTCACCATGCCACCCTTCTTGAAAGCCACGCCCCGGCCCTCAAGTTCTTGGCGGCGATCCATTATCCGCATCTGAATATCGCGCTCACGGCGATTCATCGGTTCGGCACCGTCTGCCAGTTGGTTCAGACGCTCTGCCGAAATTTCGCTGGGAGCCGGCGCAGCAGGACGACGAACCGGAGCCGGAGTGGGGGCAGGAGCCGGAGCAGGAGCAGGCGCGGCGGCAGGCGCTTCGTTACGGGCTTCTACTTCACGACGGACGTTTGCAAGCGCACGCTCTTCGGCCCGACGGTCCATGTACCCACGACCGTATTCGACGAGGGGTTCGGCAATCCCTGTTGCGAGGCCGAGAGCCGTTGTGGCAATGTTGCCGCCGACCGGGGGACGCGTGCTTCCAAGCGGAATCTGGCGGGGCGTAGCAACATTGGCAAGGGCGCGGCTAGCGGACGGGCGGGGCTGTCCAACTTCACGACCACCCTGCGTAGCGGGCATACCGGGCTCCTGAAAGGGCACAACCTCACGGCCCGTAGCAGCGCCACGGCGCGTCGTGCCTCGGGTGTCAGTCGTAAAGTCTTGGCTGCCCGGAGCCGGATACGAAGCTAGGCCCGCACGACGATTGGCCTCGGCTACCTGCCGGCTCCGATTAAATTCTTCGACGTCACGCATCGCATTCAGACGCTCGACTTCGCGCTGGGAAGCGGCGCGGGCTTCCGAGAAGCGGTTGCGGGCAGCCTCGCTCATACGGGACAGGCGAGAGCGGGGTGCTGGACGGCGAGCGGGCTCTTCGACGGTGCCGCCCTCTTGGAATTTGACTTTGCGCTTCACTTCTTGGGTTCCTTCTTAGACTTGCCGGCCGCACTCAGGGCGATGGCGATGGCTTGTTTTTGGGGACGACCGCTTCTAATTTCGCGGCGAATATTCTCCGAGATAGTCTTCTGCGAGGTGCCCTTCTTAAGCGGCATGGAGAGCTTCCTTCTCAGTTTCGTCGACACGCCGCAGCCAGCCACGGCCGAAAGTCGGGAACGTCTTCAGGCTCTTATAAAAGTCGCGACGCTCCTCGGACACCTTGGCAATCAGGTCGGCAGGGTCGGCGGCGTTGATGGCGGCCATGCTCTTAGGGCCAAGCGCCCCGTCCTCCACGGCTCCGGCGCCCCGTTGCATCAGCCTGACTGCCCGGCGAACGCCCTTGTTGACGGCCATGTCAAAGGCCAGCAGGTCCACGCCCGACTTCAGTTCGTCGCAGCGCAGCGCATCCCAATACTGGTCCTTATAAATGGTGTTGACGTCGGCGTCAGAGATGGCGCGCAACTCGTCCTTGCTCATGGGCTTGCCCTTGAAGGCCGAGAAGGTAGCGAGCGTGATGCCCTTCATGGTGGCGCCGCCCGGGTCCTCTGGGTGATCGACGTAGCCACCCTCATGCTTTAGAATCAGGGCCAGCCACTTGGCGTAGTTGTCTTTCACTTGCGCACCATCTTACTCATTGCGTCACTCTTTTCCTTGGAGCCGGCGGAACTGCCAAAGTAATAGGCAACCACGCCACCCCATGCCGTGCCAAGCGTACCCAGCATAACCAGCATAGCCTCGGAGCCGCCCGTCGTAGGCAGGCCATTCAGCAACATGAAGAACAGGACCCCGAAATACCCAAGGGTGATCAGGCCCGCCAGCGCCTTGGGCGTCCAGTCCTTGGTCTTGATCTCCCGGTCGCGGGCGCTGTTGCGGTCCTCGTTGGCGATGCGTTCCAGATCGACATCCAGTTCGCGCATCTGCACCGCGAAGTCCTGCTCGGCTTTCTTCAGGGCCAGCAACTGCTCGGGTGTCGCCTTGGCTGCCGCCTCGACAAGCTCGGCCTCGGTACCATCGGGCTTGCCCAGCAGGGCCTCAGAAATGGCACGGGTCGCCATGCCTGCCAGTGGTCCACCCACGGCAGTCGCAATGGACGGGGCTACGGTCCTAACGAGATTGAGGAGCGGTTCCATTCCGGGACTCCAAGAGGGCCACGCGCCTGTCAAGCTCATTGATCATGCGGGTCAGGTCGGCCCGGATTGCAGCGCGGGCAGAAGCCGCATCGGCAGCCATTTCAAGTCGGCCACGCTCGATGCCCGCCATGCTGCGTTCACGGTCCAGCGTCATGTTGCCACGGGCAATGGAAGCGTCGCGCTCCACCTGTTCAATCCGGTTGGACAGATGTTCGCGGATCTGGGCCATGTCGATGGTCGTACCCTGCGGCGGGATCGCCCGGTTGTCCTGCGTGACGACGACCGCAATACGGGATTTGAGGATCGTGATCTCGTTGTTGGCCGAAGACAGGGAGGTCATCAGGTAGACGACGCAGCTAAAGAGGATTGGGATGGCCGCAAATACGACCTTCTCGATTAGGGCGCCCTTCGAGGCGTTGGCCGCCATCTGTTCGGACATTTGGGCTTGCTTGACTGCGTCGGACATGTTAATCAGTTCCTATGTAGTCAATAGCTTCTTGAACTTCTTGTGAAGCAAGTAAATAAATCCTAGCAAACTCAAGTAGTTTGGGGTCGTCTTTAAACTTACCAAGGCCGAGATTGCATTCGGAACAAAGAATGCCTCGGACTCGATTAGTCTGGTGACAATGATCTACAACTAACCGGCTTGGCTTGTCGCCACATATAGTGCATTCGCCGCCAGCCAAAAGCTCTTTGAGGATGGTATCGTCGCACCCCATATCGCGATACTTACCGCGTCTAATATCAGAACGATAGGCGCTGCGGCAAGAACGGCACCAACTATCTAAGCCATTCTTCTTTTTATTGTGCGGCGGGAAGAAAGCGGGGGAAGCTCCCTTCGCTACCTGACACTTGGTGCAGGTCAGCAGTTCCATGCCTTCCTCGCCAGCCGGAGACGGCTCTTGGGATTCTTGGCAGCCTTCGGCCACATCTTCATCTGGCCGGCAGAGCGGGCACAGAACGAATCCCGGCGCGGGCCTCCCTCGGGTTGAGGAGCTTTGAGGCCCGGCTTACCGGGGTTCGCACGATTGTAGGAGGCACGGCCTTTGGCATTGAGCCCACCTTTAGGGTCTTTGCCTTCGGCCCGTTGCCATGCCGGGGTCTTAGCCATACCCCTATTATATCACAGATTATAAAGCCTTTCAATGGAGACGGACTCCACGTCAAAGACCCCGGGCGCCGTGAAGTGCAGCAGGTGGAAGCCGTTCCACCACAGCTTCTTGGCCGCCTTGGCGTAGGAGAAGTCCCCCTCGGGGTCCACGAAGCAGCCGCCCACCAGAGCATGCAGCTTGGCACCATCCGCCTTGGTCCGGGTAGCCGTGGACAGCAGGTGCGAATGGCCACAGACACACGAGATGTGCTGGGACTTCAACAGGTTGTTGGCGTGATGCTCGCCGCCCTGCGGTCGACCCATGACCCCGGACACGAAGTAGTGCTGGAACACAGTCCCATAAATGGTGACCGGCTTCAGGAACGGGTGGTACTTGAGGTTGAAGGTAGGCCGGCGCTGGGCCACCAGTTGCTTCATGGTCTTCGGGAACTCCGACGTCAGCAGCCGATTGTCGGAAGCCATCCACGTGTTGTAGCGGTTCTCGTGGTTGCCCTCGTTGAGGTCGATAGGCGCACCCCCAAAGGCTGCGGCGATGGAGGCTATCCAGTCCAGCGCCTGAAAGCCGGCCTCGATGTCCTCCTGCAAAGACCTATGCGACCAGCGCGGATCATCCATGTCGTGGGTGCATAGCGAGCCGAAGTCCCACAGATCGCCGATGTGGACCACCCGGTCCAGCACCACGTTGCGGTCCTCCAAGAACGCCATCATCCGGGCGAACCGATCCAGCTTGTCGCCCGGCATCGCATGCGTGTCGGGGATCAGCAGTACAGTCTTGGGTGTCATGCCGTATCTCCTCGGCGACGGGCCTGACTGTCCAGATAAGAAGCCGTAAGGCCGGCGCTGGGGCGGTCGTCGATCAGGTCATCCGACAGGCGAGCATCCATCAGGATTAGCAGGCACGCCACGGCATGGGCCAGATGCGGCTGCTGGCTTTCGAAGTCGACGTTGTCGCCGTCCCACCATGTCATGATGTGGCGCATCGCCGCATTGTAATAGACGGACGCCGAGATCGGGTCGTGCCGCCAGTTCGTCAGGCCATACTTACGGATGCCCAGCCGCATGACCTCGCCCACCATAAACAGGGGTGCCACCGGGACACCCTCGATGCCAGGCTTCGACATCCCATAGATGGTCTTGGGATTGCCGTCCGGCAACTCCAGTGCCGTGTTCATCACAGCCCCCAGATCAGGGCAAGCACGCCGACGAACAGCGCCACCATGACGGCGACCAAGAGGAGGACCAGACCCTTGTCGAGACGGCTCAACTTGGACCAGCCACGGGGACGCACGTCTTCCTCGAAAGCCACCAGCACGAAGGCCAGCGTGATCAGCAGGATGACGGACGTGAATGCAATCTTCGTGATAATCATCTTAGGCTCCTGTGCTACCAAGCCCGCCTTCGCCGCGAGCCGTTGTTGTGAGGGCAGTCACTTCCTCGACTGCGATGGATGTGACCGGCATGATCATAAGCTGGGCGATCCGCATGCCCGGCTCGATCATCGTGTACTTTTCGCTGGGCCACTGCGGCGTGTAGGGCAGGCGCCCCAAGATCACCTTCAGTTCGCCCCGATAGTCCTCGTCGATGACGCCCGGTGCATTCAGCACGAAGACGCCTTCCCTCGCGGCGAGGCCGGAGCGGGAACAGACGAGGCCCATGTAGCCGGGCGGCAACTCGATGGCGATGCCGGTACCGATCACCTTGCACGTCCGCATGTCATCGAGACAGACGGTGTCACAGGCGAACAGGTCATAGCAGGCCGCGCCTTGCGTTGCCTTCATAGGCAGCAGCGCATTCGGCACCAGCTTCTTGAACTTGACGGTGGGTTGCATTGCGTCTCCCATCATATGCCTAGCCACTGGCATTCCTTATACTTACCGAGTGGCATGGCGTCAAGCCCATAAATGCTTAGGGACTTCTTGTGGGAGGACGGCTTGGCGTTCTTGTATATCTGAAGGTAGGACAGCTTGGCGTCAGGGTATATGGCTGCCACCACGGGGCCGTAGAATTGCATCAGCTTCTGGCGCACAGGGCGCATCCAAGACAGCTTGATTTCTACGATGCAGATGTGATCGTCGGCTAGCCGCAGCAGGGCGTCAGGCTGGCAGATGCCGCTGCGCTTGGGCGTCTGGTAGTAGAGCCAGGGCGAAGCCTCGACGGTTCCGTAGATCGCCTTGAGTTTCTTGAGGACGGCCTTCTCAAATGATAGGCCAGCTTGCTGGGCGGCAGTCCGCTTCGTCTTCCTGAACTCGGGGACGTAGTCAGCATACCGCCCAACAACTGGAGAGCCCAGCCGAATGGGGGCCGGGCGCCTAGGATACTTCGCCAAGTTTACTCCGGGCCGGGCAGATACCGGCGGAAGCCATCTTCGAGGAGACGCAGCGTCAGCGCCATTTCGGCCACGTCGATGGGCGAAGTCAGCATGTGGAACGCTTGGTCGCCGTCGCTGTCAGCGTGGAAGGAGATGCCGCAGACGAAGCTCTTGATGGCGTCCTTGTTGTCCAGCAGGAACGTCGCCAGATACGCGATGGATTCCTCCCGCTCGCTCATTACTTCGGCTTCGGTGACCGTGGGCTGGGCAGTCCCCTTGAAGGAGACGATGTTATCGGTCGGTGACATAGCGGGTCCTCGCGTTCTCGACGTCCTGATGGATGTTGGTCCTGATGACGTGGATGTTGGTGCCGTTGGACGGATCAATGGCCCGCTCCATCCACACCTTCACTTCGTAGCCACGCTTGCGCCACCAGTTCTTGATGTCGGACATGAGCTTGTAGTTCGCTGCCCGGTCCGACAGGTAGTCATGCTTTGCCATTGGGCCTCCACTTCTTGAGGCCATCAGGATTCTTATCGCTGGCCTTGAGCCAATTATAGCCGACTTCCACATCGAATGGAATAATAATTTCGCGGCTCTTGCCCTTGATGTCGGCGACCGGGAACGGGAAGTGCAAGCACTCCAGCACCTGCGGCAGCAACTCGTCGGCCTTGTCGATGCGGACCTGACCCAGCACCGCGTCATGCAGGTTCAGCAGGATCTGCACATCAGCGCCCGGCTTCCCCTCGAAGCGTTCCCACAGCCGGTAGATGCCGATGTTCATGAGGACACCGACGCAGTGCTGCGGCACAAAGGCAATGGCCTCGCGCAGGGTAGCATCGTCCCAACGGCGGTTCCAGAAGTTGCGTCGGATGCCGAAGGGCGTGATCAGATGGCCCTTGGTCTGAAGCTGCTTGGCCACCCACACGTGCCAGTCGCTGATGCCGGGGAAGCGCCTGAAGTACTGCGCCTGAAAAGACTCGGCCACCTCCTTCTCGACCTTCATCTGCTGGGCCAGAGTGAACGGCTTGCCATAGTAGTTGGAGCCGTGGGCGCCCTTCTTGGTGATGTCCCGATACGAGTAGCCCCGGTAGTACTCGCGCTCGGCAAGCTCGCGGTCAGGCGGGAAGCCGAACACCATCGAGGCCACCATCGTATGGGAGTCACCACCCTCGACGGCTGCGATGTAGTTCTCGTCGCCGGACAGGTAGGCCACGATGCGGGCCTCGGCACCCTGCTGGTCCGAGTAGAACATCATGTAGCCGGGGTCGGCGATGAAGCAGGAACGGGCTTCCTTCGGGATGTTCTGGAGGTTGGACCCGATGCGGAAGGGATGCTCGCTGGACGAGAGGCGGAACGTTTCGGTGCCGGCAATGTTGAAGGATGCGTGGAAGCGGTTGGTGGGCGACAGCTTCTTCGAGAGGAACTCGACCTGCTTTTCGAGGTCGCGGATACGCAGGATGTGGTTCGCGAAGAAGGCGCCGCGCGGGTAGTTGGCTGCGATGCGCTCAAGGATTTCCCGATCCGTGCCGACCTTGGTCTCGCCCTTCTTGGACTTGGTCTGCTCCGGGATGGCGAGCAGCGTGTAGAACATATAGATAAGCTGGGGCGTGGAGTTGTGGTTGATGGTCGTGCCCCACAGCGTCTCGCACACATAGTCGAAGTTGGCCTGCACCTTGTCGGCACGGGCACGGAGGCCAGCCACAAGACGGTCACGCTTGGCTGTGTCGATTTGGACGCCGCGCCGCATCATGGTCATGATGGGACCCAGCATCAGTTCGCTGTATTCGTAGGTGGTCTTGGCCCACGCAGGCAGAAGGCCCTCGTCATAGATTTCCTTGAGGGCCATGGTCTGCATGGTATCGAGTGCGTTGTAGACGATCTCCTGATTCTCAGGAGTCGGGGTCATGTCGGTGATTGTTCGCACTGACGTTACCTTTCAGGAAGGTGTCTCGCATACGGGACAGGACGTGCAGCGTCAAGGGCGGCCCCTCGTATCCCTTAAAGAAGTTGCGGACCCTGCTCGGCTCGATGTCGGCAGCCAGACAAACCTCGTCGAAGTTCTGTGCTGTCGTACCGTACTCAACCGAAAGCCAGGCTCTGGCCTGCCGCTTGTGAGCCGCTGCCACTGGCGAGTGTGGTACTGCCGTGGCATCGATCAGCGCCTGAATAATTACGCTAGCCCACAGGCGGCGCAGGGCCGCATCATCTTCGCTCATATGGCGCCTGTCTTGTTGAAGTCCTTCTTGGCCTTGGTCCGTAGATGCTTCCACGCCCGAGTCGGAATATGAAGGGAAGCTAGGAAGCCCAAGCTCTTTTCCCATTCCGGCTGCCATGCGTGGTGACGAAGCATCGTGTCGAAGATCGGGCCACGCGGTCGTATACTATAGGCGTCGAGATAGGTCAAGTCGTAGGTCGCATTGTGGAAACCCCACGCCAGATCCTTGCGGGCAGCGAGGAAGCGGAGCCACAACCAGATGTCCAGTTCGTCCTGCTCGGACCACTGCGACCGGTAGGCCATGTCTTCCAGTTGCACGTACAGACAGCAGTCCGACGAGGTCGAGACCGAGAACTCCGTAATACGGCAGGACTTGTTGGTCTCCACGTCGAAGACGATCTGGTCGCCGATGTGCTGCGTCGAGAACGCATACAGATCAGCGATGGTGTCCGGCAGGTAGATGGTCCGGGGCTTATCGACGAACCGCTGCTTCGCCTTACGCATAGCTGACACTACGACGGGCCGCTCGTTCCACGCCAGCCTAGCGTACAGGGCTGGGGCGTAGGTCGGCACCACCTGCATGCCTTCGACAAAGGGGCTGTCCACATGGGTGCCCCGGTAGGTGTCGATCTTGTACTCGCCGGTCAGGCAGAACATGGCATGCGGACCCAGCGTCAACACCACATCGCAACCGCGCAGCCTCTCGACCAGCTTGTCTCGGGACGCCTTGGCGAAGGGCAGCAGTTCCCCGCCGACCTTCCCGCCCACAAACAGGGTGCCCCACTTCTGGACGTAGGCAGGGTGCGCGAATGTGATGATGTCAGGCTTGAAGCCGGCCAGCTTCATCAGTTCGCTGGTGACCTGCCACTCCCACTCCGACATGACGTTGCCGTCAGCCGCATCGACAGAGGGCCAATCAACGACCAGTGCTGTCTTCATCGAAGGGAAGCTCCAACTGGATGGGCACAATCACAACTTGGGTGCGGCGATCCGTAGTCGACGTAGAGACAGGCGCCTCGATGCCCTGCTCCCGCCGCCACCTTTCGCGTTCGATCTCCAGCCTTGCAGCCGGGCTGTAGTTCCTACCCACCTTATCGCTCCCTGTAGAAAACGAGTTCGCCGATTCTAGCAGTTCGTTCCATGTGTGACCAGCGTCGAACGCTCGTGTCATGGAAGAAGATCGCGCCGTTCACCATGTCGATGTAGTCGAAGACGGCCACATAGGCTGCGACTTGGGCGACATGCCACGGGAGCGGATCACGAGGCCGGCGGGTTGCGTTGGTGCAGACCCACGTGAACTGACAGCCGCGCGAGTCCCGCTGGAAGACTACGCCGCAAATGTCAGAGCGGAAACGACCATCCTCGACGCGGTTCAGGACAACTTGGGCGACCGCAACTTGGGCATTGAACGGCTGGTTGCGCGCTTCCCAGTACACTGCCTTCGCCAGACATTCCATCTGCCGGCTGGGGTTTGCTTGCGCCTTCAAGGGTAGCCAGCAGAGCAACAAT